TGGGCATATGGTCATACAGGAATTGACGATTCCCGAAGTATTCCCCAACCTCAAATAATTTAGTAGATTAGGAAGTCAAACTACTTAAGTACTAAAGCCGTTAAAAATCAACAAGTTACAACTTACGGATGGCAGTACTTCGTTACTTCGTATTTTAGGGGCGGCCTCCCTAGATTGGGTCAAGGAAAGCCGGCGCTAGGGCTAGTTTCATATGCGTACAAGGGACCTGCAACGACCGACTAGTCCTCCAACAGTCAAAAAGAAACCGCCCAACCTACGGGCGGCTCCTGTACTACTTCGTCTTGCCGTCTTCGTACGAGACCGTGACGGTGATCTCGCCCGGGGGCGTTTGCATGCCCGCGAACGCGGTCTTGCCGATGTAGACGTTCTTGACCTCCGCTGCTGTCCGTTTGTCGCTCGGGACGGCGTAGAGGTAGGTTCCCGGCGTTGTTCTGTCGGGACGCATCGTAACGCTGAATGACTGTTTCATGCTTGTCTCCGGTTCGGAAGCGGCCTTTCGACCGCCCCCGTACTTCACAGATGCCTGATGACCCAAATGACTAAGGCAATCAGGAAAAGCCCAAGCAGAATGCCCTTTGCAAGAGCGCCCCACATGGTATTACTTGCCGGCGGGCTGTTCTCCGGCCGGTGCGGCCTGCGCTGCCTTCGCCGCTGCGTCCCGCTGATCCTTGACGTCCCGCTTCAGCGGCCTCGAGAGGACGTTCCTCGCGTGCTGGTAGCGGATGCCCAGGTGCGTCGAGATCGGCCCCGGCTTCAGACCCAAGGCCGCGAGGCCCCGGATCGCGCCGCTCTTGTTGCCGTATCCCGTGATCAGGACTTCTTTGGTGAAGGACGTGAAGTTCTCGGCAGTGACGCCATTCATCTTCACGGGCTCGACCACTTGCGTGGCCGTCGCCGGGGCTGCTACTGCGACTTGCGGTTGCGCTTGGGCGGTTGCCGTCGGCGCGGGGACATGCACTTGCGGTTTGGCTTTCGCCATGATATGCTCCGGTTGTTAAAGAACGTTAGTCGAGGCCTCTGAGCCTCTACTGTACCCTCTCTCGAGCGTACACCTATATTATATAGCGGTCCCAAAGATGGTAGCAAGAGGTCACCATATGGGCGACCGTATGATTTTACCAACCCGCTGTTGCACGGGCTAGCCCAATGACTGCCTGCGGACCGGGCCATTGTAGGGCATTCATTTTGCGGATGTCGCGATTCGGACTAGTCCCCGGGCCGTGGGTTCCAAAAAGAAAGGGCCGCTTGCAAGTTCGGCCCTCGCCGTGTTACTTTTCGTACCCGAGGTCGTTGGGTGAATCCTCTTCGACCTGCTCGCCCCATTCGTTCGTACCATATTGGTTCATGTACTCTAGGGCGATTCCTGTCTTCTTAACCTCGGCGACTAAGGAATCGAACTCTTCTTTGGTCATCGGTTCTTGTCGGGCGAATTGCATATCCCGAAGTCCGAAACCCGTTCCCGCGGAATGTCCATCCCATCCTCGTCCTTCGAACCAGCTCCTGAAGAACTCGGTACCTTCGACCCACGCGTCGTGACCACTGTCTTTGAACGCGAGGTCAACTTCGAAACCAGTCGACGGCCCTCGACCGTATAGGGATTCGTCCTTCTCCAGATCCTGACTGTGTTGTTCCCACTGTTCCTGTGTCTTCTTCATGTCTGCTCCTTAAGCCCGAACGAACCTGACGTTGTAGAACCACATCGCAAAGTCATTGAGCCGACCTTCGACTGACGTATCACGAATGACATCGTCGTCTTCGTGTTCCTCGGCCGCCCTCCAATATTCCTCCAGGGCTTTCATGACTTTGACATGCGTCACTGCCTTAGTCTTACTCGGTATTGACCTTTGTGACATTGACATCTCCTTAATGACGTTACCATCTTATTGATGGTATTATTATTATACGCCGGTCACAATGATGGTAGCAAGAGTCCGACTATATGATTCTACCGGGATGCCGGCGCACGGGCTAGGACTAGAGCCACCTCGGGACCGGTCGGCCAGTCATTCAATCTACTTTCAGGGTCATACGGACATGTCCTCGGGCCGGCTAGCGGACTAGGCCAATAGAGGTGGACGGCCCGGTCTCTCCAATGGACTGGTCCAAACTAAGGAATCAAAAACCCACCTTACGGGGCGGGTTTCCGATTCGGGTTACCAGCTACCGTATCTGATGGACCCTGAGTTATACAGGGCTGTGATCCGCTCCTTGATCAGTGGTATGGCCTTCTCATAGACCTCGTTCTGGTCTGCTGGGACTTCCCAAGTCCAGTTCCCGAAAAGCCGCCCCACCGTTTTCTCGGGGTCGATTGTAACTCCGGTACCTGCGAGGACGGCAGGAAGAAGATTCCCAGGCCTCAGGGATCCGGGTGGACAATCAAGCTCGATCGTGTGCATGACATACTCCTCTGGTACGTTAGGTGGAAGACCCACCAGAGAGACCCCCGTAGGAGTCTCTAGCTAGGTCCTATACTACTCCCAGTCTCCTGAGAGTGGGACGCACAGCCCCGAAGTAGATGACGAGACCTGTTACTACCACCACTACCATTACTAAGGTCATATGACCTCCTGTTATGGAGAAGGAGGAAGAAGGACCTTTCGATCCTCCTTCCTATCTCGTCCTTACTTCGCTTTCTTGATCGGAGTGATCAGGACGTTCCTGACGTGTTGATACCTGATCTTCATTACCTTCGAGACTTCCGACCTCGAAAGTCCGTCAGCAGTCAACTTCCGAATCACCGCTGACTTCGTACCGAGTTCCTTGATCAACTTCGGTACGTCGATGACTACTTCGACTTCTTTCTTACCTTCAGTCTGTTTCTGAATCAGGTTCATTTGTTACCTCATCTAATAGTAGGAATAGTAGGAATTACCATCCATCTACTATACCTATATTATATAGCCATCCTAATAGGATGGAAAGGAAATATTTCGTATCGACAGATTAGTTAGGTGTATGAGAAATCCGGCAGGGCCCTCTCCAACGTCAAAAAATCCTACAAAACTATTCGGCCCAAGAAAACAGGACCCTTAAAAGACCCAAAGATTCCTGTTGACACTTCCAGACAAAGACTATATAATCAAGATGTGAACGCCCCTACTCTCATGACAGAGGTCCAACCGATCAATGGTAACGGGAACGGTCACCCTGTTCTAAGTTACAGGGCCCAACTCCTCCAGAAGGCTCAACCAAGGGTCCCCTCAACAGCAGAGGGTCTCCCAGTTGGATACTACCGCGTTGATCTCCTCCCGATGTCACACCAAGGAGCAGAGGCAGATGAGGTCCAAGCACTCAAGAACGCCTACAGCGACCTCAGCTTCGAATACGGTTACCCAACGCTCCCTGACGGACGCCCCTTCTGGCACAAACTCGACTTCGAACCTGGCTTCGCGTATGGCGCCTTTCAGATGTACCTGGAAGAGATACGCGAGGGCCCCCGTGAACTAACCAAGCTCTCGACGAACGAGGAACTTCTCCAGCTGGCGAGTCAAGTCCAGCCCCTGGCGAACGAAGAGCAATGGTCGCCGAAGCGTCTCAACGACCTCTTATACGAGTTCAGTGTCCTCTACATCTGGCGTCCAAGAAGCAGAGCGCATGACGTCTACAAAGAGGCTGCATATCGTCACCTCCGACTGAAGCGTCAGATGTCGGTGGAAGACGAGCACTACACACTCGCGGCAAACCTCCTCCAGCAGCTAAAGGAGAAGGTCCTCAATACACCGAAGTTCTTCGACAACATGAAGCCCCAGACGGCGGCCGATCTCCTCCAGAAGCTTGTCGGCATTCAACGAGTGAGTGTGGGTCTCCCAGCAGCTGGCCCCTTAAGCCAGAAGGAGACTCCGGAGGACACAAGCTTTGAGATGATCATTCGATCCCTCGCTCAGAGAACAGGGAACATCTATGAGAACGGCGCGGTTGGGAGTGCACTAGGGAGCGAGAGCCGAGGCATCTTGAGCTCGGTCCTTAAGGACCCCGAAGCCGCGAAGAACCTCCAGGAAGTCATCATCCGCGTTACTCGTGCACAGCAACAACGCCTTCCGAATCCGCACGAACAGCAGCAAGGCCATCAATTCAAGTCACGTCAGCGTGCAGCAGAGATCATTACCCAGGAAGATCTCCAGGGGCCTTATGACCTCACTGGTGCCCCCGGGGAGAACGTAGGTGCCGATGTCATGCCCGAGGAAAAGAGAGCGTCTCGTGCTGGATGACTTCAAACAGCTGTGTGAGTCATTCGAGCAACTACTCCCCGAAGTTCTGCCGAGTGAGACGGATCTACGTCTTGCGGTCGAGGGCATTCTAGACCCTCGGAGCAAAGAGTATCTGGACGCAGTCAAGTTTACACCTGCCACCCTTGCGAACTACAGGACTGGGGGCAAGTGGATACCGGCTGAGCACCTCCTCTTCCTGTCAAGCATCTTGGCACATGAAATTAGCCAAGGCGACGCCAGAATCATAGTGGAGCTCCCACCACGCCACGGCAAATCGGAGGAGATCAGTGTCCACACCCCAATTTGGTTCCTCGAACACTTCCCCTGGGCGAGCGTCATTCTTTCCACCTACGCTGCCGAGCTTGCTAGTGGCTTTGGCCGTCGCGTTCGTGACGCTTTCCTGCTGGATGACGGAAAGATCCTCAATACCCGGATCCGAAGCGACGTTCAACGTACAGACCTCTTCCTTACCACCGAAGGTGGAGGAATGGCTTCGGTCGGAATTGGCGGACCAATCACGGGTCGTGGTGCTAACCTGTTCGTCATCGACGATTACCTCAAGAACTGGGCAGAAGCCAGTTCTGATCTTGTCCTGCAAAGTATCCAGAACTGGTTCGGCACGACGGCTTACACGCGTCTAGAACCAGGTGGTTCTGTTGTAATTTTGGCGACAAGATGGGTGCTAAATGACTTGATCGGGTGGCTAATCGCCAACGACAAAGAGCACATGTGGACGATTATCCGCATGCCGGCGATTGCGGAGGAAGGGGACATTCTTAATAGGAAGGTTGGCGAGGCTCTGTGGCCCCTCCGCTATCCGATCGACAAACTCCTCCAGATCAAGCGTGTTGTCGGGGACTTCATCTTCAACGCGATGTACCAGCAAGACCCGAAAAGCATCGGTGAAACAAAGGCCGACCCAGAGCAAATTCGGATTATCGACCAACTGGAAAACCCACAGCTCTACCGTTGGATGCGTAGCTGGGATATTGCAGCCACTGATGGCAAGAAAAAGAAGAAGGGTGACTGGACTGTCGGGTCCTTAGTAGGAACGAATGGACGACCAGGCTTGCCAACGGCGTTGACGTGCATCTATGACATGCAACGTGCGAAACTCCCTCCATCTGGAGTCGAGGATCTTCTCCTCAAGACCGCTCAGGCTGATGGGCCAACTGTCCCGATCGTCATCGAACAAGAACCCGGCTCTTCGGGGAAAGCATACGCCGAGCATCTTGCGACGAATGTCCTCCGTGGGTACAATGTTACGATCGAACCATCAGGTGGTGAGAATAAGTGGATTCGTGCCCAGCCTTACGTAGCGGCGGTCTCTCATGGCCGTATCCTGATGCTCCGGGCCGTATGGAACCAAGTACATAAGGATGAGCTGAAAGACTTCCCGAATGGTCGAAACGATGACACGATCGACTCCGTGAGTCAAGCGTTCAACGAGTTGCACCAATCAAATATTCTCGTTCCTACTTGGGGTCGTCCTTCCCCAGCAGATTCTGGAGTAGTAAGAGGAGGCAATTCAGGACAACTCATTCAGGGAATCGTGTGGGGACGTAGAGTTTCGTCATCCATCCCAGGCATCAGACAGTAAGAGGAGAACCATGGCTACTTCAGGCAACGTAACCCCGATCAAGCAGAACGTGTCAATGCTGCTGACACGTCTAGGACTCTCCCGACTCGCGGGTATGATGTTTGATGGGAAGCGGAAGCTGTACGACGTATTCGGCTATCCGCAGACTCTCACTTACTCGCATCTTCTGGCCAAATATCAACGGCAGGACATCGCAAGTCGGGTTGTTGACATGCCGCCAGAAGAAATGTGGGCCCACCCACCAGAACTCACAGAGATGCGTGGCGTCAAAGAGAAGTGGGACGACTTCATTACCAAGTCCCAGCTCTGGCAGCGAATTATTCAAGCAGACAAGCTCCTCAGCTTTGGTCCCTTCGCGGTCTTGTGGGTTGGAATGCGAGGTACCCCTGAGGTACCAGCGCCCAGTCTTTCAAAGACGGACGACATCCTCTATGTTCAGGCCTACGGTGGTGACAACGTCAAGATCAAGTCGTACGAGGACAATATCCAGAATCCGCGGTATGGACAACCTGTGGTGTACGAAGTAAAGGTTGGTCCCGAGAACCAGCAGAAGACGACTCTGGTACACCACAGTCGTCTAATCCATATCGTCGATCGCCCCTTGCAGGGACTGATGTTTGGCGAACCTCGGCTAGCCCAGGTCTACAACACTCTGGACGATATCCTGAAAGTTGCAGGTGGTTCTGCCGAGACTTACTGGCTTACAGGTAACCGTGGGATGCAGGTCGACGTGGATAAGGACATGCAGCTCCAAGCCGGTGACGCCGAGGCCCTAGAAGATGAGCTGGAGGAGTTCCAACACCAGCTTCGTCGCTTTATTCGGACACGGGGGGTCAAAGTCACGCCTATGGGCTCCGAAGTCGCCGATCCCCGCGGTGTTTTCGAGACTTTGGTCGCCATTTTGGCTGGTTCTACCTCAATTCCGCAGCGTATTTTGACGGGGTCGGAAGCCGGTCAACTTGCGTCGGAACAGGACAGAGCGAACTGGGCCGAGTACATTGAACGGCGACGCCGCGTGTTTGGAGAGCCCTATATCCTTCGACCTGTACTCCAGTTCCTCGAAGACCGGAGCTATCTACCCCAAGACACAACGACGAAGGCCAAACTCGGTACGAAGGACTCGGTTTTCACGTGGCCAGAAGCTTTCCATATGTCTCCCCTCGAAGATGCCCGTACTCTCGCGGAGAAGGCTCGCGCAACCGTGAACTTTAGTCGGCGTGCACAGTTTGGCAATCCGATCATCTCCGACGAGGAGGCTCGTGTTGTTTTAGGTCTCCCCGAGAAGCCTAAGGCAGGTGATACAATGCCGAAGGCTCCGACGAAAGCAGCAAATCCAGGATCCGGAGCTGGTACCCAAAGAGCAAGTCCAACAGAGGCTCCAGCAGCAACGGCTCCAGCAGCAACGGAAGCCCCTGATACACGAGGGAGCAGTTAAGTCACTGAGTAGCTATCCACCACACTAGCAAGGAGAGCACCATGGCAACGAAGCAGGCGCGCAAGGTAGCACTGATCAACGTCGCTGACTATCCTCGGGACAAATTCAACGTCCACTGGCATATCGTGGTGGACGGTGAAGATGGCCTCGGCTATCGCTGGCAAGCGACGATCTCGGCATACAAGCCGATCGCCTGGGACTTCGAGGGCAAACGCACTGCCGAAAGGCCGGACGTTACTCTGCCCCAGTACCCCGCGGATGTTCCGGTGAAGCAGCACGAGTATCTGCAGATGACTGCAGAGGAACAGCAAAAAGTTCGCGAGATGCAGGACGCTCGTAGGGATCTATGCTCACAAATCTACGAGTCCCACCCGAAACCTGTCTACCAAGTCGCGGAGCAAGTCGGTGTAGCCGACACGAGAGACGAAGCGGACACCGCTGCGCAAACCTGGGTATTGGCACAGATGGCCAAACCCGAGTTCAAGATCCCCGAGAAGCCTGCAAACCCGCAAGGAGGTTATGCTCTTGCGATGGGACCTGGCGGAATGATTGTCGAGTCCCTCTTTGAGCTCCTCCGTCGGCTCTTCTCGCCTCTGATCTTCGCGTTGGCTTACAACAGCACGCTCAGGACCAACCGAATGAACCAGGTGCGGGACTTCATCGACGCAGGAGCAGGCGCGGGCCTGTGGAGGATCTACGACGGTTCCAGACCGGCGACCTGCGGTACGGCAACGACGCTCCTCGCAGAGATGACCTGTTCGGATCCGTGTGCAGCAGGAGCTGCGAGCGGTGTGATGACGTTCTCAGCAATCACTGCGGACGCCTCGGCGAACGCAACGGGTACGGCAACTTGGTCGAGAATCGTGGATTCAACCGGAACGTGCGCGGTGGACATGAACGTCGGTACGAGCGGGTCGGATCTGAACCTGAACTCGACGGCGATCAGCTCCGGCCAGGAAGTATCGATCACCTCGGCAGTCATCACCGAAGGCAACCCGTAAGACTAGTCTACTAGTACAAACTAGAATCGACTGGGATGAATGAGAGGATGACAAACAATGAACGGCTTGCTCGAATCAAGAATCAAATCCGTTTGGCGCATTCGCTCTATCGCATTGACGATGCTCCTCCTACTGTGTGCCGGACATGCGGCAGGCCAATTGCCGCCGAAGGTGAGACAGCAAAGCACGATGGGTTGGCAGGAGCAGGTGGAGTTCGATGTGCGCCTGAAGGGTGTGCCAATTTACGTTGACGGAGTGCAGGTAAAGCCCTCTGCGACGGTGAAACTCGTAACTGGTTTGCGCTTCAAGAGTTTGCAGACGCGGTACTTTGCCTACACGGTGCCATGTTGGAACAAGACAGCACCTTGCCCCAAGGTGGCGTTCATCACCATCCAGGCGTTTGTGCGGCTGCCTTGGAATGCGGGGCGGGTGAACGTTACAAAGTACATGCTGTGTGACAGCGCGGAGTGTTCACTGCCCGACATCATCCCCATCCAGGCGAAACCCGGCGAGGGCTATTCCTTCCGTTACGACCGGGTAAAAGCCGTGTGGGACCCGGTGCCTTTCGTGGTGACGTTTCCTTGATGGTTGTACGGCACGCGGCGATGGCGTAGAGTATGAGCGCGCTTATTTATGGGCCTGATGCTTTTACGGTAGGTGCTGACCAGAATCTCAGCACCTACGATGCTGATTGGGTCGATGAGTTAAATCTCGCAGAACTCATGCAGGTCATTGCCGCGCGTGACCGCGTGGAAAATGATGTTGCGTCGTCCACATTGGCTGTGTGGAGTGGTGCTTCGATTGTTGACCAGCGAATCGTAGCTGACATCATCGTAGGAAGTACAGCTTCCGGGCCTTTCCCCGGTCTTGTAGCCCGCCACAACGGGCAGGGCGAAGGCTACATGGTCGAGTGGGACCAGGAAGCTGGGACTCTGGTACTGTACCGCGTCACCAACAACCACGGCACCTTCACCGTCATTGCCACTGGTGGAACGGTAGCGCAGAACACGACCTATGTCAATGGGTACATCAAGGTCACCGGCACCAACCCCTGCGCCATCGAATGTGGGGATGACACGAACGGTGCGGCTGCGATCACGTTCAACGATAGCGATGCTGCGCGCTTCCAATCGGGTATGCCCGGGCTTTCACTGGCCGGAGCGATTGCGTCTTGTGCACTGGACAACGTGGAGATTTGGGACGAGGCAGCAACTGCTGCTCTCACTGGTACAGCTACTGCGACGATTGACGAAGATGACATCGTAGCTGGTGGCAAGACGGTCATCGCGACGCTCAACGGTGACACGTTCGTTCCGACGGCAGGATTCAAGACGATTCAATACGTCGGCGGACAGGGCGCTGGATTTGCTGGCACCACCAGCGCGCAGACGATCACTTTCGCGCTGACCGGCGGTCTTGCCTCCACTCCGGCGGCTGGCGATTTGGTCGTCATCACGTACTTCATCGGGTCCACGGTCGCGCGCTCGCAGGCGATCAGAAACACGAGCGCAGTGGACTACACGCTGGTCGCTGATCTGGCGCAGAGCGACACGTTCGACGCCAATCAACGTACAGCTTACAGGTTTATGCCTGGGACACCGGAAACGCAGTTCGTACTCACAGAGACCGTAGGCGGCGGAACCGGCAGTCTGTCAGATGCTGGGCGCTATACGGTCCACGTGTTCCGCAACGTGGATGCGAGTACGCCGCAGGACGTAGCCGCCGTAACAGGTGGAGCAGTCAGTTCGTCGGCGGTGAACCCGGGCGCAATCACGCCGATCACGGCAGGCGCGTGGATCTATGCTGCTGGCGGCGCGGCGAGCAGCACCGGCAGCACGATGACTTCGAGCAACCTGACGGACTTCCGCGCCGGTTCGACCGCAGATACGAACGACGCAAGCATCGGCGCTGGCTATGGAGTATGGAGCGGCTCCGGTGCGTTCGATCCTGCCGCTTACGGCAACATTCCTGGCGGCACGACGGCGAATTCGTGGACTTCGGTCACGATGGCGCTGCGCCCGGCGGCGACCACGCCATTCGCCGACGCCCGCGCCGCGATGCGTGATGGTGGAGATTCTGCGCAGTCGGAAGCTGGTGGGTGGGACGCGAAGGTCAAGCCGAACATTCCGCTCGCCAACATCGTGCGGACTTCGAACACAGTCGTCACGATCACGCTGCAGGCGCAAGCCGACTACGACATCACAGCGCAAGAGACAATCACTTGGACGATCCCAGGCTCGATCCTGACAGGTGGCAGCCCGATAGTCGCAACACCGACGTTCACAATCGACGAGGTTGCGGGAGGGATTACCGGTACCGTTGCAAAGTCTGAGGGCCCAGATACTAAGGCTATTTCAGGTAAGATTAACAACCGTGGCACTCTCGCTCGTACCAACTCGAATGATACTAGCACAGTTACCGCAAAGATCCGAGCTCAGGGAACTGTAGCTCGTACCAACGCAGGAGACTCTTCAGCTGCTTCAGGCAAAGTAGCCTCTAGAGGTACCGTAGCTCGGTCGGAAGGTGTCGACACTCCTTCAATAGCAGGAAACGTTGTTACTGGTCCAGTCTCAGGTACGGTGGCTCAAGCTGAGATACACGATGTTTCTACGGTTACTGCAAAGATCAGAGCCCTTGGTACTCTTGTCCGTACTAATACCAACGACTCGAGCACAATCGCCGGCAAGGTACGTTGGGTAGCAACGCTAGCTCGGGCTGAAACTCAGGATACTTCCAACGCCTCAGGAAAGGTACGGGTCACAGGTGCAGTTGCTCGTACCAATCTCCCTGATACCAGTAATGTAACGGCTAAAATCCGAGTAGTTGGCTCTCTCAGCCGCTCCGAGATAGCTGATAGCAGTTCAATCGCGGGTAAGATTACTATCAAAGGCTCACTAGCCCGAACCAATGCCGCCGATACAATAGTGGCCTCGGGGACATTCGGCTCAGTCATTTCAGGTACAGTGGCTAAAGCGGAAGCCCAT